CGTATTATTGAGATCATGGAAGATGATTTTGGTATTGTTGAATTCGGTATAGATGACATTGTTCGATCAGGATTAGTAAGAAACTACTTGGTTACTAAACTCGCTCTTTCTTTATGACGTTTACTCATTTGAATAAACTTGGTGATTTTGAGTTAGAAGCCAATACCATAGATGGGGTCAGATATTACACTCTTCCGAGTGGAAAGAAAGCTCCTTCTATTACCTCTATTACAAGTTTCTATAATCGTCAGACTTTCATAAACTGGCGTAAGAAAGTTGGTGAAGAGGAAGCCAATAAGATTACGAAAGTTGCTACCGATAGAGGTACAAAGTTTCATGATCTAGTCGAGAAGTATCTTTTAAATGAAGATATCAATTCTATCAAGGACGTATTACCGACAACCAAAGCAAGGTTGATCGCTGCAAGAGAAGCTTTAAATAGAATAGATAATATTCACGCTTTGGAAAAGCCCCTATATAGTGAGTATTTTGGTATCGCTGGAAGAGTTGATTGCATCGCCGAATATGATGGTGAACTAGCAATAATTGATTTCAAAACATCTAAAAAGATTAAACCAGAAAAGTGGTTGGAAAACTACTTTGTTCAAGAAACTGCATATGCTTGTATGTACTTTGAAATGACAGGTATCGCAGTAGATAAAATTGTGACTTTGATGGTCGCTGATAATGGAGATGTCCACGTTTATGAAAAAAGAAACAAAGGTGACTATATTAAACTTCTTACCAAGTATATTAAAGAATTCGTCACCCACAAGCTCGGAGAGTATGGAGAAAGAAGTTAACGAACTGATAAAAGAGAAATTTCTCTGTCAGAACAAATTCACAAGTGACATTGAGCAACTTGTACTAACCACTGAGCTTAATTATATTGAAGCTCTGGTAAGTTATTGTGAAGAGAAAAACATTGAATTTGAATCAGTTGGTAAATTGATTTCTAAGCCTCTCAAAGATAAGTTGAAAGCAGAAGCAACTGAACTAAATTATCTTAAGAGAACTTCGAGATCTAAATTACCGCTATGATATTCTGGATAGGATTCACTATTATGTTCCTTAATGAGGGATTTGTCATGATGAGACATGTCTCTCCTTGGGCTGCAAAGCAGAGAGAAAATCTTATAGAAAAATACGGTGATGGGTGGCAAACCTTTCACGGTATAGTAGACTACGTTTGGGTGATTGTTACCGCTTTAGGGTTTGCATTTTCACCTCACAGAGGTAGTCATTTATACGTTTTTCTTGCCTTCTGGGGTAGTGCTTTTACCCTGATATACCTACCGATGTGGGCTGCTAAAACAGATAAATAGTTGTGTATTAGAATCGTACAATGAGTGAATTTTTTAAAGCTCCAGCAGTCAGAGCCGCAATGGCCGAGATACAGGAGTTACAAGAAGATATTATGACAGGTCTTGCGATTAATGGTATGAGAAATCCCACACAAGAGGGAGGACTATTACATATTCAAAAGATGAAAAAACTTCTCGAAAAGCAAAAAAACTTTATGTTTCGTTTGCAACTAGAGAAGGAAGATGCTGATGCACTTGAGATGAAAGAACAGATTTTAGAATCTGCCAGGTTTTTAGGTCTTCAACCAAATCAAAATATTTCAGAATTTTTTGATACTTTGGAAGATACCCTAAACAAATTGGAAAACAATCTACCAAAAGATTGACAATATCATCAATATAACTTATAATATAAACAATCCAACAATACAACAATACGGAGAATATTAATGTCATTTGCTGCATTAAAAAAACAATCCCGCTCAGGTTCTTTAACTGAAAGGTTAATGAAGAAAGTTGAGAAACTTAATGAGAAGGGTAACAATACTGATGAACGTCTTTGGAAACCAGCTGTAGATAAAGCAGGTAATGGATACGCAGTTATCCGATTCCTCCCTGCACATGCTAATTGTGAACTGCCATGGACTCAAGTTTGGAGTCACGCTTTCCAAGGAACAGGCGGTTGGTATATAGAAAACTCTTTAACAACTATTGGTAAAGATGATCCTGTAGGAGAACTCAACAGAAGTCTCTGGAACAGTGGTCGTGAGTCTGATAAAGATATTGCTCGTAAACAAAAGCGTAAGCTTTCTTACTATGCAAATGTCTACGTTGTAAAAGATTCAAGTAATCCTGAGAACGAAGGACAAGTCAAACTATACAAGTTTGGTAAGAAAATCTTTGATAAGATGACTGCCGCAATGCAACCTGAGTTTGATGATGAGGAAGCAATCAACCCATTCGATTTCTGGAAGGGTGCTAACTTCAAGTTAAAGATCAAACAGGTTGCTGGATTCTGGAACTATGATAGTTCAGAGTTCGGTAAGGTAGAGGCACTTCTAGATGATGATGCTGAGTTAGAAAAGATCTACGATAAGATCTATGACCTCAGTGAGTTCACTGCTCCTGATCAGTTCAAGACATATGAACAACTTAAGTCACGTTTAGATACAGTTCTTGGAACTAAGCAAGTAGTTACTCCTACACGAAGAGTCGCTGATGAAGATCTAGAAGATTTGAGTGAGGGTAAAGGTGCTACCATTGATGAGGAATTATCTAATCTCTCTGCAGCTGCAACTGCATCTACAGAAGAAGAGGATGATGCTCTGAGTTACTTCCAAAAACTCGCTGAAGAGTAAACAATAAGAAAGGGGTCTTACGACCCCTTTTTTTTAGCCTCCCCTTAGTCTGGGGTTATCTGCATTTTTAAGTCTCTTGGTTACAAATTGAGACGACTTCTTATATTTCATTACGTCCTCCATATCTGATACAATACGACTCAGGTATGCTGGTCTTACAACCTTGATTTTTCTTTTAGCTTCATTGATATCTAATTCAAATTCATAATTAGATACAGGGAAAATATTATTGTGAATAATAATATCACCATTAGCATCTCTAGCAGTCCCAGCATTGTCTATTGTTACTGCTGGATTTAGATTTACTCCACTATACGGAATTGTTGTTTGCCTTATAGTATTTCTTTCCAGATAACTTATATTGAAATTAGAGTTGACACGCAATCCTCTTGGAACAACCAATCTGCCATTATCATCTAGCAATTGTTTAGTTTCATAGTGGTGTACCTTTGATAATTCATCATCAGTTTTATACTTATCAAGAATAAATTTTCTAAAGTCATTCTCTGAAAGAGGCCATTGATCTCTTACCTTTGTGATATTGTTTGCAATCAATACAACCCAATCAAATCTAGGATCTCCATATAATTTCTGTGCCACTTGTTCTGGCCTTCCATCACCCACGATTGTAAAATCATCAAAAGCGGTGACAACACTCAACATATCATCACGAAGTTTAGGTCTTCTGAATATATTTTTTACAGGTATAAATTCATCATTAGAACTCCTATCGGTAGATCTAGAGACGTAATTAATATTTGGTAGATATGAAAAATATCCTTGCATTTTAGTATCCTACGTCAGCTGTATATGGTGAATCTTGTCTTATAACACTAATAGGCATCAAATCTCCAGTTGATTCTGGATCACCTGAGTCAAATGCCCTTCCCTTAGCAATATCAGAACTATAATCTGTATTGTATATAGGCTCTAATTCGTTAAATTTGAGTGACATCTGTACAGAAATTGGTTGACCACCTTCATATGCCATCCACATTCCCTCTGGAGTGTAGTTAAGGTTTATATCGGTTAAAGCACATGGTTTGAACTTGTTAACACCAAGAATATCTCTACCACCAGATGTAAGATATCTTAATCTGAATATGTTTGGAGTTCCCAAGAAGTAACTAGGACCACCAGCCTGTCCTGTTCCACCAGCCTCAGTACCAGTTTTTCCAGATACAAGTTTCTTTAGTTTTCTAGGAGCAGACCATTGTTTCAAAGCACGAATTATCATTCTTACTTGTGCCGCCTCCCTTCTATCTCTAGGACTCATCACCCAATTAAATTCAAATGATCTTAAAGACACACCAGCAAATAATAATTCTGTATTGGCATTTGCAATAACTCCAGCAGATCTACTCAGTATAGTATCAGCACTGACATCGTATCCCATTTCTCCAACTAATTGACTGATTTCATTCGCCATTAGTTCTTGTCTACCAGATTGCTGACTCAAACTTCTAGAAGTATTAACTGCGTTTCTTACAAAACCAGTGAATCTACCAAGACCAAGTTTGGACATCACAATGTTTGCAATTCCAAAGTTAGATGATGCTCTTATTGCTTCCAGTGCTTGTAAGTTTATATTATCTTCCTCCCACTTTCTTGAGTTACCATCTATCATATTATTAGGCATGGGTAGGTAGATCCCAGCACCTATCTTCTTTCTGTATGGTGAAGATCTTTGAGCACCATATGCTGATCCTACAGTCTTAGATGCAAATGATGTAGCATAGGGAGCCTGATATGAATAACATGTAATACTAAAACGATCCTGTTGATCAGACATATCCATCGGATACGATACTGCCGTAGCGAACATTACATCGTCTGTTGTATCATAATTACTAGATCCTCTGACTATAGCACCAGTAGCACCGCCTGGCAGTAATAACTTATTTTCATTATCCAACTTCTTCTGCAATCTATTAATTTTATTCCATAGAGCAACTTGAGACCTTCCTCCAGAATTTTCAGCTTTTATTTGTAATCTCTCAATTTGTCTTTCGAGATCGGTTGAATAAGTACTTTTTTTAGTGTACTCTGGTCTTTTATGACCAACTGCTTCTGCATGTCCTGTTACCTTCTGTTTTATATTATCGTTTATTTTCCCTGTAAATGTTGGTGGGTTTGTATCTAATTTTTCTAAGTTGGTTATAGTTACGTTTGATTGTCTTTTACTTCCCCGACCATATGTCTCAAACTCCTTTGCTGTAATCTTACTACTATCCCACACTCCATCTTTGTATATTGGCTCTGCCTGAGGTAAAACTTTACCAGTGTCATCCACAGGTAAAATGACAGTGACACC